TAGAAAGCCGTAAAAGAAATCCGGGTTCTTGTTTGTTCCGCGGCCATTTTTGAGGTCGTGGTCTGCGAATCGGTCAATCAGTGCCCGCCGGATGGCGGCATCATTGGCGCGGCTGTTGTGGCAGATGTGCTGCTTCTCCTCGATGCGGCACAGCAGCCGTACTGGGCAGCAGGCGTTCAGGGCTTGGTAGAAACGGCCGATCCAGAGGACGGTATCGAACACCTCCCGGCCTACCGACATTCCGTAGGAGGCCACCATCTCGATGACCGCCCACCGCCAGCCCTGCTCCGTGGCAGAGGCCAGCTTCCGCAGCAGCTCGGCGTTGTCAACCTTGCCGAATTCCAGCGGGCGCAGGGTGTTGCGGTCGATAACGCAGTAGCCAGACTGGGCATTGCCGGGGTCAATGGCGATAATCGGGCAAGTGCTCACAGGTACGACCTCCCGAACTCCTGCCGGAACTTCTCCTCCGGCCACCCGTAATGCTCCATGGCCTTTCTCTGCGCCCACTTTTTCAAGCGGAGATCTTCGTCATGGTTGCGGTGGATGGCGTTCGGGCCGTTCTGGTGACACCACGGGCAGAGATTCGCCCACAGCCCCAAGCGCTTGCTCTTATCCCGGTAGGGGCCATAAAAGACCTCGTGCCGGGCCGTGTGGTATCGCCCGCAAATCAGGCAGGTGGGCTGCTGGTTGAGGATGCTGGGTGCATAGCCGTTGCTGTCCAGTTTGACTCCATATTCATTCAGTGCCATGCTGCACCTCCTTGTGCTTGCGGTAATACCAGCTCAGCGCCGACTTGCTGGCGTTGATGCCGCACTGGATGCATTTGGTTTTGCCGGGCTGCGCCGGCACTTTTCCACAGGCAACGCACAGGCCACGGGACTTGAGTTGCTCATACCGCTTCTGGGCGGAGGTTTTCTGTTTAGGTGTCCGCATCAGCGTCACCTCCTGCTGTGACAATCCAGACCCGGTGAGAACCCCAGCCAGACCAGCTCAGAGCCTCTGCATGGGTGTTTACCGTCACGTCCAGCTTGTTACCTACCACAGCACTCCCGGTGTCCTGAACGACCCGGAGACCTACACCCTCGATATAGATCACCGTGCCGTAGGGCAGGATGCTGGTGTCAGCTGCCACGGTCACGCCCGGCTGCGCCTTTGCGCCGCTGGATGTAATGCCGTGTCCCTCGCCGCAGATGTGGGCGTATTCCTCGGTGCAGTAGGCAGTGCAGCTGAATGACCCGGCGTATGTAAGTGTCAAATCGATCTGCGCTGCCAGTTCTGCGGTCAAGTTGTCAACCTCAGTCTGAAGCTGGCTGGCGTTTTCCTCTGCATCGATAGCCCGCATCTGCCAGTTCTGGAAGCGGCTGGCGTAGATGTCCCGCTCGATTTCCAGCTCGTCTACTCGCCGGGAGTAGGCCGTGCTTGCGAGGATGCAGCCAACCATTGCGCACGAAACGCCCACGATCAGGCTGTGAAAAGGACTTTTCCGCCTCATGCCGTGCCACCTCCAATCTGCGCCGGAGCTGCCCCACCGGGCAGGGCCGGGGGCTGCAAGCTCTCGATCGGAGCCTCGGACACCGCCCGGACGAAGCCCGGCTTCACGAACTGGAGCAGGTCTGCGCCGTCACGGCCAAAGGTCATGCTCAGCTCTGCCGGAGAGCCAGCCCAGCGCTGCACCGCCACCGGCAGGGCGGCGAAGATCTCAGCATTCCGGGTTTTGAAGTTCTCTCCGGTGAGTTTGCCCTCGCTGGTCACCAGCCCGCCGTGGGTCATGTAGTACAGATTTGCCGTAATCTGCTTGGCAGCGGTCGCAGCCTGTGCCCAGAGGTCGTTTGCCGAGGGAAGCCCGGCGGCCAGCAGCTTCTTGACCTCGGCGCACCAGTCAACAATAAGCTGATTCTGGTAGCGGCACTGCGTAAATGCAGTGTACAGGGCCTTTTCCACGATTTCATCCGGGATAGCACCGAACGCTTGGATATAGATTTTGGTATCTGCCATGCGTTCCTCTTTGCTGCGGATGCGGCCGTAGTGATCATCAATGACCACCAGCAACTCCATCAGTTTTTTGTCTGTCATGTTGAACCTCCCAAAAGTTCACCGAAAATTTCATTGTAGTCCTCGGCAGCGGAGCGTTTGGGCTGCTGACCCGCCGGGGGCTTGCGCCGCTCGTCACGGGACTGCACGTCACCAAGGGTTCTCACACCCTCGTTTTTCCATACTTTCAGGATGCCGTTGACGTAGGACCATTTGCGAACCCCGGCCAGAGCGGCCTTTTTGATGGCCAGCAAGATGAGGTCGTCCGTGAAAATCTCCCGCCAGCCCAGCAGGTCTTCCCGCGCTGCTGGTGGGAAACCTCCGAGATTGTCCTCGAAAGAGCGGATGATCTCAGCCAGCCCAGCATCGACGGTCGGACTACCGTTATCTCTTACTCTTTCTCTGTTCTCTATATCTTTCTCTTTATCTATCTCTATCTCTTTCTCTGTATGGACATTGTCCACATTGTTGTCCTCGTTGCTGTCTGCACACTTTGGGGGAAGTTGTCTGCGGCGGTTTTCACGCTGAAGGCGCTTCTGCGCAGAGTAGTCTGTTTCACTGCCGACAATGTCTGAGTAGTTGGCCAAAACGAGAACACCATCTTTGTCCTCATAAATTAGACCGATTTGCTTATAGACTTCCAAAGCAACACGGACAGTTGCCAACGAGAACCATTTGCATTCGCGCTGAATTTTTTCTACATCATAAGGAATAATCATATCCCCGATTTGGAAAGCCAGTCGGCCGCCAGTGTTGATGGTTTTGAGACAGAGCATTTGATAAAGGACAACATAGTTGGCACCATCGGGCTGCCCCATGAGGTAATCGATCATGTCCGACGACATAAACGAGTCCTTGAGCTTAATCCAGTAATACCGTTTTCCAGTTGCCATTATCAGCCCCCCTTAGAACGGCAGGTCGTCGCTGTCATCGATGACCGAGAAATCGTCAGGGTCGCCCTGCGAGTAGCTGGGCTGCTGCCCGCCGGGGGCACTCTGCTGCCGCTGGGTCTGGGTGGCGAAGCCCATCTGCTGCGGCTGCTGATTCTGATAGGGCGGCTGCTGGTAGCCCGGCGGCGGTGCCTCACCGCCATCATCCACTCGCTGCTCCGTTTTTGGGCCGCAAAAGTGAATCTTCTGGACCACAAACTCGGTGGCGGTGCGCTTCTGACCGTTCTTGTCTTCGTAGGAGCGGGTCTGGCACTGGCACTCCACAAGAGCCGTGCTTCCCTTGCGGAAATACTGGCAAACGAACTCTGCCGTTTTACGCCATGCCACGAAATTCAGCCAATCGGTAGCCCGCCGGCCATCCTGACCGACGTTGTCCCGGTCAACGGCCATGCGGAAACTGGCGACGGTGAGGCCGCTCTGAGTGGTCCGCATTTCAGGATCAGCAGCGAAACGGCCCTGAAATGTGCAATTATTCAGCATCGGTGTCCTCCTGCTTGGTAATCAGCTCCGGATGAACTGCAAGCATCAAATCCAGCACAAAGTGACCAATGTCGTAAACGCTGCCGCCTGCACCCTTGTGATAAATGAGGCTGAGTTCGGTCTGCTTCTGGAGCAGTTCCTTGTACTCCTCAACCTGGATAGCGATGGTCTGGACGTTCAAATCTTCCATAACTGGTTCCTTTCTTCTCGCATGATGCGGACCACCTTGCGGCACTGGTCCACATCGAACATTCCAATATGCGTAAATTCAATCGGGGTGCCCATCTTCTCGGACAGCCAGCGGTAGGCCTCATTCCGGCGGCCACGGTAGGGACCGTATTTCCAGAGCGGGTCAAATGCTGCATGAGCTGCCTTTTTCCAGTTGCGCAGCTCCGAATTTGCCAAGCGGCCAAGGGGTTTGTCAGACCCCTTGTGTACGCCGACATAGGCACCGCAGCGAGGGCAGAGGTAAATCATGCCGAAGCTGTGGCCGTGGTAAACCACCGAACTGTCTACGAAGTCTGCGGGAGTTCCGCAGTAGTTGCAGATGACGATTCGGCCTTTCATCGTGACCATTCCTCCTTGTACCGGGCCAGCTGCTCCGGGGTATCCGTCTCGATACCAAGAGCCTTGGCTTCATCAATCGCACCGTCAATCAGGTGTGAAAATTCTTTCGTGTCCATCTTGCTGGTGTCCTTGTAAACCAAGTAGCAGTTGAACCATTTTCCGTCCTCTTCCCGCACATCAAAGCAGCGGGTGTATTTGTAGAGGTCGTGGACATCCACGCTGACCGGAAGTTTGAAGCCCACGGTGCAGCCATCCTTATCTCTCGCAACCGTGCCGTAGGCCACAACCAGCCGCTCCTTCACGAGATCGTCCGATTCACCGGTTTCAGCGGCAATCTTGTTGACCAGAACGTGGAAATAGGCGTTTGCGCTGCGGCTGCGCTTATTGCGGTGCTTCTTGATTTCAATGTCCAGCAGCGGCTCCTGATTCAGCTTGTCCCACAGGTTTCGGAAATCGGAATCAACTTCCAGCGTGATGCGCTGCTTGCGGTTCAGGCTGAAACTTATATCCACGAGCCGCCCGGTCATAAGGCTTTCCAGTGCTCCTTGAACTCGGCCATCAGCCCATAGGCATCCAGCCAGTCAAAGAAATCCGAAATGATGGGGCGAATATCCGGCGTTTCGTCCCTGCGGTAGCACTCCGTCCAGACATCCATGCCATTGCTGACAAGGTAGGAAAACTGCTGTGCCTCCGGGATGAGCAGCATATAGGTGGGGTGCTGAGTGCTGGAATAGAATTTCCCGCGCTCATAGCCCTTACTGAACTTGATGTCGTAGATGGTGCCAGCCTTGAGGGCATCGAGGCGGCCATACAGGACCACATCCATACCGCGCACCCGAATGGTTTTGCGGGACTTAAACTGCAACTGCCCGCCTTTGATGATGGCGGCAATCTGCCCGGCGGCCCAGTTCCACGGATTATTGGGGTCGTCGCGGCCGTTGACAATGGAGGTCACAAGGTTCTCAAAGTCAATTCCGTTCTGCATAGCCTCCGTCCGGGGCGTAGGCTCCCGGCGCAGGACCAGCATAAACTCTGCCAGCGGGTCGCCCTCGGTGGTCAAATCCTCGTAGGGATTCTCCCGGATGAGGCGCAGCCACGAGGACAGCAGCGAATGAGTAACAAGGTATGCAGCCATTACTGTGCCTCCTCTGCGGGCTTGTACTGGGCAGCGGCCGTATCAAAAGTCAGGCCGAGAGCGGCAATCTTAGCTTTCCACTGGGCATTCAGTTCCTGACGGGAAGTCAAGTGGTGCTGCAGAGCCTTGAACGGCGGCATGGCAGCGTTGGCGGTGTCGGCATCCTTGATGCCAGCAATAATCTTGCTGCCCTCTTGCATGACCTGCTCGTAGGCTTCGTTCTCCTTGGCATTTGCAGCCACTTCCTCGGCGGCCTTGCTGTTGTACTCCTCAAACAGTTTGGTCAGGAAGTCGTTCGGGCTGCCGGGGCCGAGGGCGGGAATCTTATAGACACCGTGGATGCCGCGGGTGCCCTTGGCAAAATACTTCTCACAGTTGGAGAAACCAATGGTGCGGTCGTTGCCGTACATTTCCGCGAAGCCGCCCAGATCCATAGGCTCCCACACATTGTTCTTGGTCTGGCCCTCAACCTTGATGCGGAGACGGGTGTTATCGCCGTCCTTTTCCTCGGTGGCGTGGAAGACCACCACGATGTTCTTCTTCAGCTCGTAGAAGCAGTAGTCCATCAGCCGGACGAACTCGCGGCCAACAAAGCCATAGCCCTTGAGGGACAGACTGCCGTCCCGCTGACCATACTTGGGGTTCTGCTTGATGGCCCACAGGCCCATCAGGGTGATAAGCTTTCCGGCGGTATCGAACACCAGCGTCTCGAAGTCCTTGAGGTTCTCCGGCTTCAGGTCATTCAGAATCTCGTCATAGCTGCGGGGCTGGATGTACGGCATACGGTAGCGAGGTTCGATACGGTCAATGCCAAAGTCGCAGTCGATGTGCAGCGGGCGGGGTGCGGACAGGGCCAGCGTGGACTTGCCGATGCCGGGGTAGCCAGCAATGAGCATCCGAATCTTCTTTGCGCCGTCCTGAATGTCGTTGGGATTGCGAATCATAATGTTTACTCCTTTTCAGTTGATAGGTTTACTTGCGGAACATGACGTACTTGCCGGTGGTACGGTTGACCAGCTCCATGAAGTCCGGGCCATCCCGGACACAGAGGTACAGGCGGAAGTCCCAGCCCTGTGCGGAAAGGGCCTCTTTCTGCTTGCGGGTCAGCTTTTTGCCTCTTACTTTCAAAAAATCACCCCCTCCTCGGCCTTGTTGACAGCGATGTTCAGAGTGATGGTCTCCCGGCAGCGGAGGCCGAAGTTGCCGCCCGGGCCGAACATCTTGGTTTTCTCGAACTCCCTTGCGCTGTACACGCTGGAGCAGTTCAGGATATTGGGAATGCGGTCGGGATGCACTGCCCGGAATGCCTGACACGCCATCTGGTAGTTGGGTGCCCAAACCTCCGTCCACCCACCGCAGTACGGCTGGACATCATCGGAACCGTAGGTGAAGTAGAATTTTTCCAGATCCATCATTCGGCCTCGCTTTCGTCCTTGATGCTGATGCCGAGCGCGAAAAGCAAGAGAATCAGGTTGGTTTTATCATCCTCGGTCAGGCTCACAAAATCACGCTCGCCGTCCACAAAGCCCTCGCCGAGAATCACGGCGTTGCCAGCAATGGGCTGACCGTGTTCCGGCGTGCCATAGAGGATGCTGGCAATGTTATTGACGGGGGAGCCTTTCAGCAATCCCTCATCATCTACCACCATGCAGAGGCCTTCCGGCAGATACTTGGGATGAACCACCTCGATGTAGCCGCCGACCTCTTTCTGGAGGTTATCCAGCAGCGGTTCGCCGAAGTCCTTGAGCTGAATCCGATTCTCAGTGTCAAATACCAATCCTTTCATAAAAATCACTCCTTTTCCGGGAAGCACTCGTTGACTTCCCATGCATCTGCGGCCTCTAAGCAGCGGTCGCAGCCAACGATTGTGCCATCATCGGTGCGGTAGATGGTATCGCACCTCTGGTGGCAGAGGGGGCACACAGGAGGCTCAGGGTAGCCAGCTTCTTCGTCAGTCGGATACAGCATCCAGCACCTCCCGGAGCTTGCGCCCCATCCAGCGGCCTACATCATCGAACATCCCCATGCTGTCCAGCCAGACAAACAGGGCTGCGATAACAGAGGTCACAGCAAACTGCGCCGCCGGGGCACGAGCTACTGCCTGTTCGGCGGTGATGCCGTACACGATCATCAGAATCCGGGTCATTCCTTACACTCCCTTTCTTTGCGAGCCTTGCGGGCAGCCGTCTGGGCTTCCAGCTTCTCGCGGTTCCCGGGCTGGGCGATGAATTTTTTGAATCCCGCCAGCGTCACGCGGCCAAAGTTCTCACCGACTTCCGGGGGAATATCGGCCACGTTGATGTGAATTGTGGTTTCCATGTGGTCCTCCATGTGTTGTCTGTAGATGTTCAATCTACATCAGCCGCAAAAAAATATGCTCTCCTTCTCATTGACATCAATGTCCAGGAGAACGCAGAGACCCTTGATCTCGGATGCGGTAAACTCAGACTTATTGCGAAGTTTGTTCAAAAAGCCCTGATAAGTCAGGCCGATTCGGGTTGCAACATACTTCATCTTGTAGCCGGACTGGTCAATTTTGATTCGGAGCAGATTTGTGTTGGTCACGGTGGTATCACCTCGCTTTCTCTTCGGCTGTAGATGCTTCATCTACTGGGCGTATATTACCACATCGTTGATGTATTGTCAACAAGTTTTTTTGAAAAAGCAAAAATATGTTGACGATACAGGTACGCGTGTACTATAATAGCATCAGAAGATTTTGGGAGGACTATGATATGACTATTGGACAGAGAATCAAGGTTCGGAGAGAAGAACTCAATATGTCCCAAGAGGAACTGGCTAAGCGTATTGGTTATAAATCACGTTCCTCCATCAACAAAATAGAGCTTGACCTTTATTCGTTGCAGCAGTCTAAAATCAAGGCCATTGCTGATGCACTTGATACGACCCCGTCTTACATCATGGGTTGGGATGAAGAAGCCAGCCGGAATGAGTGGGCTTCTAAATTCCGTGACAGCGTGATGCAGATTCTGAACAATGCAGATCCGGCCGACTTAGAGGCTGCGGGTATCAGCGTGCAGGAAATCGAAGAAGAATTGAGCGGTAGCGACTCTATTTCGTTGGTGACAGCTTGCGCCATTGCAGACGAACTGGGCGAATCGCTGGACTCTCTGCTGGGTCATACCCCCAAAGAAATGATAAAGGCCGCCCTCCAACAGGAGGACGGCCAAACGGCTGAAATTATTGAACTGCTTCTTGATTTACCGGCAGATCGGCAGCAGGAGGCGTTGAACTATCTTCGTTACCTTTCAGGGCGTGCAGAAAAATAAGCAATCGCTCCTTATCAGCATCCGACAGTTTTTTGATTTTGGCAAAGATATCCGACCATTCGCTCGTAGTCATACGGCATGGCTCCTTTCTCAAATTTACTGTCGGCAGCAACTGAATTATATCAAATACGCACCCGCTTTTCAGGGATTCGTAGAATTATACCGAAAATCGGAAAAATTTGTGCGTTTCCGGCATAATATTGTGAATTACGTTGCGGAGGCCGTTTTATGAATTTGAAAGAAATTGCGCTTCGACTGAGAGAATATAAACGGGTGTATGTAGCTGGAACTCCGGTTATGTTGCGAAGCCGATTAGATTTTCTCGATATTTTCTCAGCATACGGTTTGACTGCGGATATGAGTGTGTCGAAGAAGATTGGTGTTTTGGTTGCGTGTAGTAATCCAAAGCAGAAGAAAATCGATCAGGCCAAAGCTCTAAATATTCCGGTCATTTCAGAGCAGCAGTGGTTTGAGCTTATGCCAGAACTGGAAGCACTCGGAATGTGGAACGGAAAGCCAATTCCGTTTGCAGATGATAATGGAATTTACCATATTGATGTGGGCGGTGATGGTTGATGGCCCGAAAAAAGAATATTGCTGCTGGCCTCGATGCCGTCATCTATGCCCGGTACTCGTCGCATAACCAGCGAGAGGTCAGCATCGAGCAGCAGATCGCAGAGTGTACGAAGCACGCAGCTGCGCTTGGACTGCGCATTGTCGGTACATACGAGGACAGGGCAATCAGCGGCAAGACGGATAACCGGCCTCGTTTCCAGCAGATGATGCGGGATGCTGAAAAAGGGAAGTTTCAGGCCGTCGTGGCGTGGAAGTCCAACCGCATCGGGCGCAATATGCTGCAAGCCATGGTCAACGAGGCGAAGCTGGACGATTACGGCGTAAAGGTGTTTTATGCCGAGGAAGATTTTGACGATACTGCCGCCGGGCGTTTTGCACTGCGGAACATGATGAACGTCAACCAGTTTTACAGCGAGAACATGGCAGAGGACATCACCCGGGGGCTGTATGATAACGCCAGCAAGTGCATGGCAAACGGTCGGCAGCCCTTGGGCTACAAGCGGGGTGAGGATGGCCGTGTGGTGCTGGATGAAGCGAATGCGGCCGTTGTCCGGGAAATATTCACCCGTGTGGCTGCTGGTGACCTGTTCGTGGACATTGCGCGAGATCTCAATGCCCAGGGCATCAAGACCAGCAAGGGAGCCAACTGGAACAAAGGCAGCTTCCAGAGTATTTGCCAGAACGAGCGGTACCGGGGCATCTACATATACGGGGATGTCCGGGTGGCCGATGGCATTCCACGCATAGTGAGCGATGATTTGTGGTACAGGGTACAGGAGGCCATGAGGATGAAAAAGAATCCAGTCGGAACCCGGCACCGTGTCGGGGCAGAAGATTATCTGCTGACCGGGAAGCTGCGCTGCGGGCATTGTGGCAGCTACATGACGGGCGTATCTGGCACCAGTAGAAACGGCGAGCTGCATTACTACTACACCTGCCAGAAGCGGCGCACCGAGCACGCCTGTGACAAGAAGAACATCCGCCGGGATGTCATTGAACCGGCTGTGGCTCAGGCCATCAAGATGTACTGCTTGACCGATGATGTCATTGCGTGGATAGCAGATCGGACGGTCGAATACTGGGAAAAGCACGACAATGACCTCCAGATTGAGGCGTTGGAGCAGCAGTTGGAGGAAAATAAAAAAGCCACCTCGAATATGCTGAAAGCCATCGAGATGGGGATTATCACAGAGGCCACCCGCACCCGGATGGTCGAGCTTGAGACTGAGCAATCCCGGCTGAGCGTCCAGCTGAATGTGGCCAAAGAGGATGTCGTGAAAATCGACCGGGAGCAAATCATCTCCTATCTGGAACTGCTGCAGCAGGGTGACATCCACGACCGGGATTTTCAGATGGAGCTGTTCAAAAACTTCCTCGTGGCCGTCTATGTCTACGATGATAACCGCATGAAGCTGGTGTTCTCCTGCATGGGAGACCAGAACAGCGTCGAAATTCCTTTGGTGACCGGAGAAGACCCGCCCGATGGCGGGCTGTCACCGGATGCTAAAATGTTCGTTTTGACTCCTGATAGCTCCACCATTGGCTCAAATAAGAGTTACAAACACCGTTGATTTCAAATCGAAGTCAACGGTGTTTTTGTGTTTGTCA